GGTAGCGGCGTATGCCGCTAGAGAGCCGTTCCATACGGATCTCGCAAAAACATATCATGCTTTTGCACGGAGATCAGTATGATCGAAAATCCGTCGTTTTTTATTTTTCAAACAAGGCCTGGTATTTTGTTTCACAGAAGAATCAAAAAATTTTTGGATAAGGTACAGATAACCTTTTCCCTCACAACTAATTTTCGTCACTAAAAACAGATACTTTAGAGCAATTTAACACTTTTTTTACATGTTTTAATAAATATGTAAAAAATTGGAAGAAAGGATAAAAACAAGATCTCTTTTTTCATATTTTTCTGAATTTCCCGGATGACGCTTCAAAGGAAAAATAGGAATCGGTGCTTTCATCATAAAAAAAGCAGCCGGGCCGCGCGCTTTTCGCAGCGAGGCCCGGGATCCCCAAAACGGCTTGACGAACCCTTTATTTTGCTATATAATCACTTAACGAGATGTTTGCGCAAAAAAGGCGAGGTGTAGCGCAGATGGTAGCGCGCCTGCTTTGGGAGCAGGATGCCGCAGGTTCAAGTCCTGTCACCTCGACCAACAAGGGAGCCGCATGAATGCTGGAAGATCCAGTACTCATGCGGCTCTTTCTTACATTTTTTGTTTTAACTAAGAGTAAACAGTATTAACTGTTAGTAAATTTTAGATATAATAAATGAAGTAAAAGTGGACATGGAGTGGACAAATGGTTTACGGTTTAATCGTAAGATATGCAATCACCGCACCCGCGACCCCAGCGGCCAACAACTTAATGATCTCCATTATTAATGTATCCCACAATTTTCCCGGCTTGCTTTCAAGCGTTTCAAGCCGCTTATCGTGATTCTGCAATTCGTCATCATGCCGTTTCAGCATTTCGCCCATTTGTATGGAGAGGTCAGAGACCTTCTCCATTTTCTTTTCTTGCAAATCAAGCCGTTCTTTGTCTCGGCTAAATCTTTCTGCGGCGTTCTTCTGACGCTCTCCACAAACTTCCTCGGTAACGTATTTCTCTTCCATTTTGCAACGCCGCTTTCATTCGTTTTGTATCGTCAAAAGGCAATCGCCCTGCAAGCATCAATTCCAGCGCTTGATGCTTTCGTAGAGACTATTTAATAGCCTCTGCGGCACAGTTACTTGTTGCGCCTGTAACCGCGCCCACAGCGCTTTCAGGTTTAATTTCCGGCTTTTCGGATTTAACCGTAGCTTCGATCTTAGAATCCAGCCATGCGTCAAAATCTCCGTAAAGTGTGGCAAGCACATCTTTCGTATTCTGCGGGAGAATCATTAAAATGGCATCTTTGGTTTTCTCAAACGCTTTTTTTGCCGCCGCTTCGTCGAATTTTCCGGACTTTTTAAGGTCATCGACGAAAGTCTGGTTGGTACAAATCACGGTGTCGGTAACAATTTTCTCTGCGCCTGCAATTAGATTCTGCACGAGAATAGAATTTGTTCCTGCCTGCGCCGCCTTGCTCTTGCTCTGGATAAGCGTCGTAAGGTATCCGCTAAGGATCGGGATTGCCGCAATAAGTACGGCCTTCAAAAGCTCGTTAAGTAAGTCATTCATAAATTGCATTATCCTTTCTGTTCTGCCTGTACGGCAGCATCAGCGCCATTGTTCTGCATATCTTCCGGTGGAAGATTCCCAGTATCGTAAGGCGTGGGTTCCGCTATGGTTTGCATCTGCTTTTCTGATTCATAGGCACTAATCGCGCTCTGTACCCCAGTTGCCGGATCACCGCTTGACAGACCGGAGGCTATTCCAGCAACTAAAGGAGTGGCCCATTGGCTGTGCTCAAATCCCGCCTTGCCCCCGTAAACCGCAATCGTCCCGATGAACGCCATAGCGTCGCAGTTCATCATTCCCACTGGATTTTCCAAACCGCGAAACCACCCAACAATGCATACGATGGCGAATACTGCCTCCACGATAAATGCGACGGTTGTATACTTCTTAAATGTTGGCGTTCTCATGTAGTTATGTACCCCGCGTAATTCAGCAACGGACATTGAAATTGCATTGCGCCGTCAATCCAGCAGAGGCCACCGTAATGTGTGCAAATCCGGATTTAATTGCTCTGGTGCGGATTTTCCAACCACGAGGATCGGCGGTAATTCGCTCGACCTTAATAACGTCCTGTCCGGTGACATTTATCTCGGGCTGATTGGAGCACCGCGCTAACACCTCATATACTTCTCCGGGTCTCATGTTCTTGCTGTGCGTGTCAAGGGACAGCCCGACAATTCCGGATACATGCGGGCCAGTTACACTCTGCGTTTTGAGGTACTCAATTCCCGGAACCTTATACCAATGCGTCCACGATCTTCCGGTATAGCAGCGCGGTAGCTTAGACTGTACGACGCCGTAAGCCGTCCCTGCGGATTCGATCACATGTCCGTTGCCAACGTAGACCGCCGTATGGCCCGGCATATACAGGGCGATTCCTGGGATTTCAGGGATAGTGCTGATCGGGCCCTTTTCGGAGGACGCATTGAATAGATTGGTGTCATATCGAGCATTGTATGTAAGATTGTCCCCAACCTTATCAGCCATCAAATAATATTTAATCAGCCCGGAGCAATCTACGACACGCCGCCCAATCCACTTGTTGCCGACCGTGCGCATCTGGCCTCCGGCAAGATTGTTATCGGGATACTGCTTTGCCTTTTGATCGAGCAAGGTACTGTTGCACATTTGCCCGAACGTACCGTAAACATAGCCAAGATGGGCCGCAAGGGCCGCTTTGGCAAAGGCCACAAGGCCAATATTGGTTTTACTCATCTGCATACGCCTCCCCGGTGATCTGCTGGTATTCGTCGGCGATTATGTATGATTTCGCAACTGCCGATTTAAGCTGATCATTTCCGATGCTTTTTAATTCGTATTGGATTTTTAGAAAATTAAAATATCCGCTCATACCAGCACCTCCTACAATCCGAGCGCGGCAAGAGAACCACATCCGCATCGTAGGTCACAAAGAGTGGGCTTGTGCCTCTGATCTTTGAAAGCACAAATGCCGCCTCACGTTTTGCGCCGCTTTCCGCCGCGGTTTCCGCATACCAGTAAAATGCGTAGGGAACGTGATTTCCTTTCACAGCCGCGAGGTTCGCCGCGGACTGACAGTCAAGCGCCAAGCCGTGGGAAACGTCAATTCCATAAATCATCATTTTGGTTCCCTTTCTTGATTTGATAAGCAAATTGATTTAGTTGTATCCAATATTTTTTCTGCAAATGCCAAGTGTCCGCGTGGCCGATATGCCCCAGCCAGCTTTGCAGGGATTTTTGCAGGTGGTCTTTGGTGATCTTCCCGCGCCGATATGCCCGGATCGTTCGCCGCATCCGCCTGACGCTCGACTTCCGCACCTTTTTGTAATCCCGCCAATGGATATATCCGCAAAAATCGACGCCGTTCTTGACATTGATGATCGCGGTTTTCGGGTTCAGGCTCAAATGCAGGGTTCCCAGCAGGAACCCTTCGATGCGCCGCAGGGTATCCCGCAAATACCGCTTATCATCCGAAAGGATGATAAAGTCATCCATGTATCGGATGTAGTGCTTGACGTGCAGCGTTTCTTTTACAAATCTGTCAAGCTCATTCAGGTAAAGGTTTGCGAAAAGCTGTGAAGTCAGGTTCCCCACAGGTATGCCCGTTTCGGCCCCGTTGCTGTCTATAATCAAATCCAGCAGCCACAGCAATTCCTTGTCTTTGAAAATCCGGCGCAGTATCTTTTTCAGGACGCCGTGGTCGATGGATTGAAAATAATGGTGAATATCGCCTTTCAGGGCATACAGCGGTCTCCCGTCATAGCTCATGTTCCGAATCCATCGGGTGATCGTGGCGGAAGCGAAGTGCATCCCGCGCCCCTTCCGGCAGGCGCAGCTATAATAAAAGAACCGTTTGTCAAGAAGCGGTTCAATCACATTGCATATGGCGTGTTGCACCACCCGGTCCACAAAGGGCAGCGCGGAAATTATGCGCTCCTTCGGCTCATGGATTTTGAACACCCGATAGGCGCCTTGCCGGTAGCTGTGCCAGATCAAGTGATTTTGGATGTTGATAAGATTTTCTTCCTTGTTCGCCGTGAATCGCAGCACTTCATCCCGGTATCGCTTGCACTTCCGGGCCAACCGGAACGCCTTTTCGATGTTTGCAAAATCGAATATTTTCGGATAGAGATTGCCGTATCGCTTCATTTTTGTCGCCTCTGCGCCCGTCCTTCGCTTGCGCTACTAACCGGGCGCATCCTTTTTTATGTTTGCCTGCCCGTGACACGCGGGCAGGACGGGCCAACCGTTCTGACTAATGGTTTAATTAGTCCCTGCTGCCGCACCGTAATGCCGCACGCCTAAAAGCCAAGTCACAGCCAAGGCGGACGCCGATGTTCGTATTCACGTTCCACGGGTAATTGTTCAAGTTCACCGTGCGGGAACCAGCGTGTGAGCCATTGTTCCAGTTGCCGCCGCCAAGGAGATTACAACAGTCAGCCCAAGGACTATTTGCCCTGTACGAATTTGATTAAGCCGCCCAGCAGCGCGCCGATCTCCGAAAGCTTCCCGCAGATCACGCCGTAGGTATGCTGGTTCATATAGTGCAGATCGCTTGCCAGCCGCACCAGCATTTTTAATTCTTCAAGGAGCGTGTCGGCCTCATAGAGCTGGTTTTTCCTCGCCGTGCTCTTGTTGGCCTTGATAATGCACCGCTGCATGTCGATGATGCAGTTCTTGGTTTGCGTCTGCAATGTGAATTTCTCATGCTTCGGGTATCTCCCGAGGATGGGATAGATGTAAAGCAGGAAATCATACAGCTTTTGGTACAGGATCAAGTTTTGCATTTGATTGCCTCTAAAGGGGGAAGACGCGCTTTCGCGCGCCCCATGCAGATTTTCAGATTACAGAGCGTCACAGCCAAGGCGGACGCCGACGGGCGTATCCACGTCCCACGGGAAACTGCTCAAGTGCACCGCGCGGGAACCAGCGTGTGAGCCACCGCCCCAGTCT